TCATCGGAGATTTCCACGCCGTTACAGTCACACGCACCGTTTAGTGTACCGTACAAAGAACGGCAAGTGAGAGAGGGGTATCGTTTCCTTCGGTCAATGTTCAATGTTTCATCGGCTGAGTTGGTTTGCACCACCTTCGCTGTCGGAAAAACATCGCTCCACAAATAAGTCACCGGGTCTTGAATCGTCTCCAACACGCCGTTGTAGAACGCTTTGGTGATTGTATCTGAGTAAGCAGAATATAGGTTGGATGCTTCGCTATTTCTACCGATGAGCCAAGTTACGAAGAACATCAATATAGTTGTCTTACCGACACGAGGGGGCATTGAGATAAAGAGTTCATCGAGTTCGTCATCCACCAACTTTTGCAGATTATCGACCACTCGTTTTAGCACCTTACGCCGTGGCTGATAAAAACGCTCGTGCGGTTTACGGTTTATTTCGATGTACAAGAGATAACTGTCGAAGTGATGTGGTGCATCGAAAAGCAAGCTGCGTTTATATAAATCAAACAACCTGCTGTAATTTCCGACCTGCATCCCTCGACTGATATGATTTCGTAAAACGGCATTGCTCGTGTGAGCCAACTTAAAATCGACCTCTTCAATGTTTCGGCACAGAGCGAAGACATCCTCGTATGCCTGAATGTTGGAGGGGTCTTTTTGTATTTCAAAAAATATTTTGGAAATGAGTTTTTCGTTATCCATATTTCGACCTCCTAAAGAAAGAGGACTATCACGCACCTTTTATCGAAAGATGCACGATAGTCCCTGTTGACTGTTACTCATCGCCCGGTTGCGAAAGCCTATATTCGATTACCAATAAGAAGCAGCCCATTCGTATCCTCGTCTCCACGAGTCATCGACCTTAGTACGCTTCTTGAAGAACGGTCTGAGGAAAATGTACTTAATCGGTATCCAAAACATAAACCCCATAATCATAACCTCACATACGATTACAAAAATCAACGCTTTTAATGCAAACAGAATACACTTCCACAAAAAGCCGAAAATTGCTTTTAATATTTTCAATGCGGTTTCCATAGTTACTCCTTCGAGGTAAGGATAGGCTCGTGAACACCTTTGACCCAATTCATTTCCTTACCATACTTGTACATACCCTCATAAAAAGGACGATTGTCTCGAATGCTACGAACATTAGACTCTCTGAAAGGTGTGCCTTTACGAGTGGTATATCCGGCTGCCGTAATGCTATCGGCAATATCCCACAGAGTACGACCTGCATCCAAACCCTCAAAGACCATTCTCACAATAGGAACTTCCTGTTCGTTGATAACAAGCTGTCCTTTTTCCACGGTATAACCATAGGGACTACGACCGCCACTATAACCACCTGCTTTAGCCTTGACTCTGCGACCGCTGCTTGTACGCATAGCGATGTTTTTACGCTCCTGCTCCGCAACAAACAACATAATGGAACGATAGATACCACTCAAACCGTTGTCATCATCGAACTGTTCCGAAACACTAAGGAGTTTGATGTTTTTCTTTTCAAGAGTATAGAGGTAGTAGAAGTAAAGTTTAATGTCTCTCGCCATACGGTCGGACTTAGCAACAATTACCGCTTCGTAGGGAGGATTGGTTACATCATCACCATAGAGGATTTTATCGAGTTCGGGACGGCTATCCTTGACACCGCTCACAGCCTTGTCGATAAACCAAGCAACGACATTATAGCCATTCTCATTCGCATAGAGAAGGATGGATTGTTTCTGAGAGTCGATACCGAATTTATCATCGCCAACCTGACCTTCGGTACTGACACGAATATAGCCAACTGCGTTTTTGAAGTTCATAGTGTATTCCTCCTTGTTCGCATTTAGTATAGCATAAGTTTTTGCGATTGTCAATAGTTTTTGCGAAAATTTCCCTTTTTATTTTCGAGAGTGGTTTTACCCCTCACCCCGGCTGCGGTCGCTGCCCCTCTTCCCCTCCGGGGGTCATCCGCTCCAACCGCCCACCGTGGACGGCTGCACACGGTCAGACCACGCCACAAAACAAAAAAAGCCGGGGCAATTCCTCACGCCATCGCCGCCCGGCTTGCTGTTTGAAAAATTTTCGCATTTAATCTTGAAAAACTTTCGCAAAAACTATTGACAAGTAAATGCGAATGTGATATAATGATACCGTAATAGAAAAAGGGTTGACCGCTACGCCCTGAGAAAGCACACGGACAACCCACACAACCAACCCACGCCGGGCGGCTGCTCCTCTATTATAGCAGACAAACGGTAAAAAATCAATATTAAATGGAGGATTAACCCACTATGAAAAACTATGTACACAAATCTATTTACTTTTGCGGCGAGCGTGTCAGCGATTACGGCATTCAGAACGGCTATATTGATTATAGAACTTTAAGCCGTGCATTTGATGCAGTTATGTGCAACGATATTACAAAGCTGTTTTACGCCGAGATTAACGGGGAATATAACGAGCCTGAACAAGTGAACGGTTATATTGACAATAGCGAAGAAATAGAAGCGTTACAAGAACAGATTGACGAACTCACCGACCGAATCACGGAAGACAGCACCCCAGAAGAAGATGCAGCCACGGACAGAGCCATTGAAGAGCTGCAAGAACAAATTGACGAACTCGAACGAGAGCAGGACGAACAACCCGAAATTTACCAATATTTTATTATCTCTGACAATGGAGCGGAAATATTAAAAGACTATACCAACGAAATTGTATATTATATTCCGTCTCTTGATATTTATATTTGGGGCGTTACACATTGGGGTACATCGTGGGACTATGTATTGACCGACATTAAAATTGAAGTGGAGGACAATAAACAATGACACGAGAACACACCGAAACCGCCGCATTATTTTGTAAAGCAATTAAGACCATAGCAGACAAGCCGCAAAACCTCGAAAATCTCGAATGTTATTTATCTATGCACTTTTCCGAATGGCTGCGAAAGTTTGCAAACACGCCCGAAGGAATAGCGGCAGAAATGCGAGAATTTGCCGAGATGGATATATAACGAACTGAGCCGGGGCAATTCGTCCCCGGCTCGATTTGTAGGAGGTAAAACCAAATGAAAAAGAAATGGAACACGCCCGGAGGAGATGCCGCCGCCGTTTGTCTTGATATGCTCACACAGCCGCATTTACTTGTAGCAGGTAGCACGGGCAGCGGTAAAAGCGTACTATTAAACAGCCTAATTTATACGGCACTTTTCAAAGCTCCGCACCGGGTGCAATTCGTATTGATAGACCCGAAACGGGTTGAACTCATCGACTATAAACCACTACCACATACAACCGCTTACGCATCAGAGCCGCCCGAAATTATAACCGCTCTTAATTGGACGGTTGAACTAATGGAAGACCGTTATAGAGCAATGCAACGCCAACGAATCAAGAAAAGCACCGAAAGCGAGCTATATATATTTATTGACGAGTTCGCCGACCTTATGACCACGCAAAAACGGCAAACAATGCCGCAAATCATCAGAATCGCCCAACTCGGACGAGCTGCAAACATTCATTTAATTTTAGCCACTCAGAGACCCACAAAAGACATTATTAACGGTCAAATTAAAGTTAATATGGACTCTCGTATTGGTTTACGATGTCCGACAGCACAAGACAGCCGAAATATTATCAATATAAAAGGCTGCGAGAGCTTGCCCCGGTACGGTTACGGCTATTATTTAACGCCGAACGGCTGCGAACTTATACAAGTACCATTGACACCGCCCGAACAACTCGCCGCCCGTGTGGAATGGTGGACACGCCAAACACACCGCCCGCCGTGGAAGAGATAACAACCGCCGCCCGGATTTGTTCCGGGCGGTTTTTCGTTGCCCTCTCTGAGAGCCACAGAAACGCCCACAGAGCCACGCAAACCGACAGAGGTATAACAACACCACCAACACGCAAAACGCACCACAGCGAGCCACAGAGCCAACCGCACAACCGCAAGAAAAGACCCACGCAAGGCAGCACCGCCGCCCGTGTGGGTCTTTTGTCGTTCACTTTTCGATTGACTTTCTTTTCAAGTCTCGCCCAAAAATTCGACCTCGAAAATTTTCAGCTTTCTGTAAAAAGTGCTTTCTGCGACTTTTTGGGGAAGAAAAATTGTTTTTATTTTCCTTCGGACTTTAGTCATCAATCTTCTCAGGGAGTTCATCAACAACCACCGAGTCAATGTAACGCTGTCGAATCTCTTCTTCGTCTTGTACATCACCGAGCGGATTGTTGGGAGTAACAACGATGTCTTGCTTGTCAGCGTAGCCGAAATGATTCTTGCCGAGGAAGATACCAACCACAGGATTTACCTTGCCGTTGACCATCCAATTTTCCCACATTTCTTCGAGCATTTCATACGCTTTTTTTATAAGGGGGCAATGTGTGGAGTTTCTGACTTCGCCTTGTCCCCAACGATAAAAGGTCTTTCTGTCCACACCTAACGCTCTACACATACCTGTTACAGTAGGCTTGATGTCATCTTCCACGCAATGATTGAAGTACCAAAGGATACGCTCTTCTACCTGTTTCTCATCCGATATGTCAATAACAGGTAAATCCCACGATGCAAGAGCGTGTCGCAAATATCGACCCATATCCCCCGGTTGAACATTTTCATTTCCGCTCCAAGAAAGGTCTTTTCTTTCATTACCTCCTGAGCCTTTAGGTCTGCCACGCTTGACAACTTTCTCACCGACTTCAACGAGTTCTTTATCGTCCATAGTTTCTCCTTTCGCTTAGTAGTAGATAGTAGATAATTTTAGCGTTTTTCAGTAAAGTCCTCTATATATACCTCTCTATAAGACACTTTATGGAAAATACCGAAAATCATCTACTATTATCTACTATTTTCTCAATTTCTGAGTGCAATACCATCATACACAGGGTATCCCATCACAATTCTCCGACCGTTATGCCACTCAGGATGTTGCTCCAATCCTGCGGTAAACTTCTTTGAGCTGCACACGAAATAACCGTTGCTCTTGCACCAAATCTTATACGAGTCATACAAACTCTTAGACCGTGTATTACCTTCTGCCACCTTCTCACACTTCTCTTCGAGGAACTGTAATACAAGGTCGTTGTCACGCTCATACTGTTTGATGACCGCTTTCATCTCGTCACTCATCACCAAGCCAAACCTCTTGTACTTGAAGTACCCGGCAACAAGCCAAGTAAAGATGCCCTTCATCGCTTCGGGCGTTCTGAAACAGTCCTTCAAGGTCTCATCTCGTTCCGCTTCTGTGAAGTGCTTGTTGAACTCTATCACTCGCACACGGTCGGATGCAAAGAGGGACTTGTCGTTGACCGAGGGCAGGTCATTACAAGAGAGCCACAAAGTAAACTGAGGAAGGAATGTCATCATACTCTCGTACAAGTTACGAGCGGTAATTTCCTCACCACCTGTGAGCTGCTTGATAACTTCCTCATCGAGCTTGCCGTACTGATTGCTCTCTGCCATCGTAACAAACCTCTTACCTTTGAGAGCTGCGATTGTAGGAGACGCCTGTTCTGCATTCTTAGACCTGTCCGTTTTGCAAATGATAGAGACCGGGGAAACTGTCGCATAGTCACCGAGCAAATGGTGAATCGTTCCGAGCATTGTACTCTTGCCGTTACGAGTGGTCTTGCCGTGGAGGATAAACATACATTCCTCTTTGGAAGTACCAAGCATTGAGTAACCTAAAGCTCTCTGCAAGTAGTCTGCTTTGTCTTTATCATTGCAAGTCACTTCTGCAATGAATTTCTCCCAACGCTCACATCGAATATCATCTTGCAATGTGTACTCGAAGTTGGTTTGCATTGTGAGATAGTCACGCCAATCGTGTTCTCGGAAGGTCATCTTCTCCAAGTCGTAAGTGCCGTTGAGACAGTTGATGAGATTGGGGTTTGCATCAAACTGTGATGCTGATATAGGGAAGACCGATGCAGCATCCTTCATAAGTCTGTCTCTGAATCTTCGGTCTCCCATCTTGTTTACGAATGCGAAGTAACTCTTGCGTTTCTCTTCGTCCGAGATTTCTCCGCAATAGAGTACCATCAGTCGTGTAAACTCCTTTATCTTTTCTGCTACAAGCAAAGAGCCTACATCCTTACGCCACGCACCATTATCATAGGTGTACCAAGTTTTCGCTTCGGGACAATAGCGAGTATCGCTCTTATAGCATTCCGAAAAGAGTTCTGCCATTCCGCTTTCATCCCAAGAGTATCCGCTGTTGTCGAGTTGACGAGATTCAGGGTGTACCCCCATAATGTAAAACATCTTTTCCGACAGGTTTTCAGACAAGATGAGTTGTCCGCTTTTCAATTCGAATAACTCCGGCTGTACAGAAATATCATTATCGAGCATTGTCTTCACCTCCTTCTGCATATTTAATTTGGAAATAACGCATCCAACAATCGGCGGCAGTAGCTTTACCGCAATTCTTTTCACACCACTCGCATTTCTCTTCGCTATCGTGCAACTCTTCTTCGGGTGGAGAAAAATTGCACGGATAGTCAAAGAGTTCTGCGAGGACTTGACAAATAAATTCCTCGTTCATTTTTACCTCCGATACTTCGTAACGCTGTTGACGATGGTTTGTATCTCGGAAGTAGGCAAGGGAGGAGTACAAGCCATTTTGTTTGCGTGTAATAGTTCTTGATATATCTCTTTCTTCGAGTATCCTTGATTGTGCAGTTGACCTGCGAGAGAGGTAAGACTGAGGTTTCTCATACCGCTCGCAATCGGTGGATATTGTGGACGAAGAGAGATTTTACCATTCTCAGGTTTCACATAAACAGGTGAGTAGATACGCTGAGTGTTCTCTGCGGTAGTAGTGCTTTCCCTCATCGTGTCAGAGAAATACTTTGCAACGATATAGTCGATTGCTTCTTGATTCTCAATCATTGTATCGTATATCAGCTTGTCCCCGGTGACGATGAAGTATCGACTACTCCGATAAATCTCAACTCCGTTACCATTGTTCTTTCCCTTGAAGGGCAACTCGCCTTTGAGAAGGATGTGAACACCTCGACCGCTGCGAGATATTTCTGTGTAGGAACGACACGACCGCATAATGTCTACGCTTATGTCTGAGAGAAAACCGTCATCATCGAAACCACAGTCGATGTCAATACCCACAATGCCATTGTTATTGAATACGAATCCCAAATGGTCGTAGATACCATCCTCGACCGCTTTATGAGCGGTATCAAAGTCACACCAAGTGTCCGGGTTGACGGACGATGCACCTTTTCTCTCGTTGGCTTTCATTGGTATCTTTGAGCCATTCCACACACAAACCCATTGAGGGAGAGCGGTAATTTCGGGAGGGAGATTTGCGTATCTCATTAGGGGTTAATCCCCGGTGGAGACTTCCTTCGGCTCAACCTCCGAGGATGTCTTTTTCTTGCCTTTCTTTTCTGAGAACTCTCCCTCGAAGAAGAACTTATCATCCACGCAAATGTGGTGTCCAATAAAACGGACACTTTCTTTGACTTCTTTACCGAGGGAGATTACGGTCTCAGCAGCTTTCAATGTCATCTGATTGTGAACGACATCTTTTCCTGCAATCATATAGAATGAGACCTGATTATCAACTGCTTTGAGTTTCATACTTTTACCTCCTAATCATTATTTTCTTTCACCCATTCGGTGACATCTACACCAATCTGAGCGAGCATTCGATGTGCGAGCCAAATATTGTCTCCCGGCTCATCCATCATATAGAACTCACAAAGTTTCTTGTGTTCTTCGTTGAACGCATCCCAAAACTTTTTGAGTCTCTTCTTTTTCCAACCGTACCGGGACATA